CATTATTTCATCTCTATTAATAAGTTCGATTCTCATTCTTTCAACACCTTCTTGATACTGTCTAAGACACATGGTTGCCATGTCGGAATCTCCTCTAAGCATATAAGCATAGTACTTAGATCTATTTACGATAATATCTTGGTATCTGGTAGCAAGAGTAGGAGAATCATCATAGTCAGATAGCTCTGTATGAGTTGTCCAGTATTCAAACAAAACAGTATAGTTACCCCTATCGGGAATAGGATGAAGACCGAACTTACCATCCTGTGTCGGATAAACATACTCAGGTATTCCATAGCTACTAGAATCAATGGATACGTCTGTCTCTCTATAGTTTCTGGCAAACTCTTCATAAGTGATATGTTGTAATCTTTTTGGATTAATATCTTCCGTTATATTAATAAAGTCTACTTTTGCTTGCGTGCTCGTTGTATTTGTAAGAGTAACATAAAGAGTAGACGCTGTTGCACCGAAAGTAGTGGTATGTACCGTTCCCTCACCCGTATTAGTAATAGCAAAATCTGAGTTTACAACATCAGTTCCACCAGATGAAGTACCTACTTTAAGAGTAACAGTACTTCCCGTGGTTCTAAAGGTAGCTCTGTATTGCCTATTATTTATAAAAGTAGTAATAGTTTGTTGTGCTGAATCATTTTGATCTAGTACTAAAAATCCACCACTAATCGAACTATTAGTATGAGTCCAGTTTGAATCCGCTGAAAACTCATTGGTAGAAACTAGCTGTGTTGGAGTAACGATAAACGTATCGTAGTCAACATGTCTATAATCAGATGGCAAAGAATACTCGGCTGTTCCTGCGGTAGTAGCCTGTGTTCCATCTGAGTGTAGGAAAGACCACTGTAGTTCTGCATTATACACATCATTTATAGCTTGATTAACAAATGTTTTAACAGCACTCTGGATACCTCTAGAAGAAGTAAAGTCTGTGCCGTTAGTAGCTAACGTAATTTCATTTAGAGATTCGAGTACTCTATTTGCTAATGTAACATATGTTGCCATCTACATTTCTCTTTCTTCTGGCTTTATAACTTCTAGACCTTTATCTTGCCTTTTAAGCATCTTATTAATCTGTTTTATATCAGGAAGAATAAAAGAAGAATGCCCACCCAACATTAAACAAACTTTATCAGGAATAACATTATAAGCAACAATAGACCACGATCCTGTATTCATATTTCTATATAGTAGGAAGGATGCGGGTTCTGATGGTCCTTGTAGTAGTACAATAAAATTCTCTTCCTTATATTCTGCGAGCGCCTTCTTTAAACTTATCTCTTTATCACAAAAGATAGGTGGTCCACTTAGCATTTGTCCAGCAAGGACACTGCTATTCAATAAAAGTACTAGAGATAAAATACTAAAAGGATATTTTAAATATTTCATAGTCTTTTTAGTGTTTTATCCAAGGTACTTTGTAGAAGCTCCATAGTACTTTGAAGATCACTAACCTTTTTCTCTAGGCTTTCAATCTTACTCTCCTCGTCATCCTTAGTAACTACTTGAGTACTTCTTGCGTTCCAAACTGTATTCCCAGCTTTAGTAGCAGCAACATATCCATCATGTTTATTAATTTCTGAAATACCTAATTTTTCTACTGCCATTAATTTCTCCTGATATTCTAATGAATGTAATAGAGAATACATATATTAGTACCTATAGAGTAAGGGGGAGAACCCGAAGGCTCTCCCCAATACCTTAGTTATGATCCGTCTCGTCAACACCTGAAATGTCACAGAGAACAGCCCACACTCTAAATTTACCGGCAGTATCTTGAGCACCGGCAGTTAGAACATCAATGGTATCTGCTGTTTTAACCACAAGCATTGCAGCCGCATCAGTAGCATCCATTGGAGCATGTCCAGTCCCTGTAGCATCATAAGCATCAACCCAACAGTCTGGATCATGATGTCCAGCAGTAGAGCCCGTGATACCAAGATCAAAGGTTACTGAATTGGAACTTGCAGTCAGAACTTCTACTCCTGCCGCCATAACAAGCGTCTCAGCAGGAACATCAATCATCTGAATGATGTCCCCAGCAGCAGGATCATAGTCCGATACATCACTGGTATTTTCTACCAAGTAAGGCCTACGTCCACCCGTAGAAGGATGTCCTGACGTACCGCCCTTACCCGTTTTATCATGAGTAGCCATATGTCAATCCTCCCTCTAAGTATTCAGATCAGGGATGCCCTTATAGACACCCGTGAATCCAGTACCAGAACCACGAAGAACCTTACGGCCAAAGACATGCAGACCACGAACGATATCAGCAAACGAATCGGGATCACGAATGACTTCAGTCTTGGCAATAGCCGATGCAGTAGCAGTCGAACTCTTATGACCACCAAGAACAATCGTCTCGCCACTCGTAGTGGATGGGCCAAAAGTATGACTAGCTGCTACGCCAGCCGTACCAACGGTAATTGCGTTAGTTTGGTATAGTGAAAAACCATGGACCTTGCGGCTGGTAACGGCACCGTTCATAAGAGAAGACATGTCTTCACCAGTTACACTTGAATCCATAAGCTTCGCATCAGCCTGTCTCAGAATCTCGTAGAACTGTGGGGGAGCCACAATCCACCGATTATCTTCAGGGACATCTGCTTCATCCAAAAGGCGAGCAAACGTGCTAAGATAGTTAGCACACTCGTTGCCAGTATTACAGGAAATAGCAGACCCAGCCGCACCAAGATTAGTGGTGTCGGTAGAGGCATTATCGCTAATTGCTTTCAGTACGTTGTAATCATACGCCTTCTTCAAGCTATAGGCACCCGAAGAAGTCGAGAGAGCTTCCCAATTGACATGGCTCTGTCTCTCCTCAACATCATCAACCTTAAAGGCAAAGTAGTTACCCTGATCAACGGTCAGAGTAATTTGATTGTCTTGAAGATTCTGAGTGTTGACAACAGAACCACGACTGTAGGAAGACACCGTAACCGAAGGCTCTTTAATAATCTTTACAGTATCACCAAAGTTTTCAATATCTCCAGCATAGTCGGTATTGGTTACAGCTTCTGCAACCGAGGAACGCCGGAAGAATTTGAGAACTTTTTGACTGTAGATTGCTGGAACCCAGTTACCAGAAGGTAGATTCTGATAACCAGCAGCCAAACCAAATTCAGCCATAGTTAAGTCTCCTTATTTGTTATGGTATAATTCTTCCTTCCCGATTTGCCTTATCAATCTCCTTTTCCAGAGACTCATATTCATGCGGCTTTAATCGGGCTATTTCAGAAGAAGTCCAGACTTTCTTTTCGCCTTCACTAGAGCTAGCAGCGGCTCTTTCTGTTCTAGTAACAGCCCTGGCAGCTTCAGCTTCAACTTTTCTAGGTCTTCCTCTTTTCTTTTGACTAATATCTTTATCAGACTTATAAAGATCTACTACTCTAGCGGCCCATTTAGAATCTGTTCTATTCTTGTAGACACCATCAGAGATATTTGAAGGTTGATCTTCCAGCCATGTCAGAAATTCTGGATCACTTTTAATGTCTAGAAAATCTGGATGTTCTGAAAGTAGTTCCTTCTCTGCTGTTCTTACTTGAGCTTCCTGCTCTGCTTTCCGAAGAGAATCAATTCTTTCTTCTACTTCTTTCATACGAGATTCTGCTTCAAGTCTAGATACGGTTTCTACAACGTCATAAACATCAGGATATTCAGTTTTAAATTCTTCCAATTCTTCAGTAGACTTTGGAAGATTTCTAGGAGCGGAAACTTTCTGTTCAGCCAGTTTTAACTTGGCTTCTGTAAGTTCATGCTGTTGGAGCCATTCGTTATTTTTGCGATCATGATAACTTTTTAGATCACTATAACGCTTTTTCCAATCGTGCTCCTTACTATCCTGTGCCCTAATTAATCCTTCCATCTCTTGAGTATCTCCACCTGGAATGTCAAGAAGATCAGGATCTGGTGTTTCAGGAGATGGATCATCATCCATAAGTGTTCTCCTGTAGGCATTCTCATATGGGGTGGGCTCTAGTATCTCCTCATCTGTGTCAATATTAGCCATGGTTTACCTCCTATGGGGGCCAAGAAAACTTGGGTATCCCTATTTGGTGTGTATGTCTGGGGCCGATTTATCGGGTATCCAGACTAGATCTTTTATTTTCTCTTTTTTGTTTCTGCTTTTTTTATAATTTCTAGTATTTTATATTTTCCTTCTAATGCACTAATAGTCTTTCGTTCTACTTCCTGTTGAATATTAGATAATTCTTCTTGGAAAAGTTTGCTTTTCTTTGCAAGACTTTGATCATGAGAAGATTTATTCTTAGTATTAGGTAATGATGCCCATACATGAGCTACCTTATTTTGAAATTTATTTAAATTAGAAGGATTATCAAAATACTTATCTACACCCGTCTCTTCTAAAAGTTTCAATGCTAATTTATCTTGTAAATCAGGCGTAAACATAGAATTTTTATTTACTAATTTTGGATAGTCTTTAAGAAGATTTTTTAAAGTCTTCGTAAGAAATTGATATGCTCCCATTGCAGATGATCTTTTCTTTGGATTTTGTATTCCTGCTTTTCTTTGATTATTAACAGTCTGTCTTCCGTGTTCTAATAGTTCACCTACAGTAAGCTCAGTTATGCGTATCTCTTGATTAGGAGAGTACTTGCCAAAATCAATTTCAGTATTATATGGATCTGGTAGTTCGGGTTTAGATATAGGTAGCGGAATGTCTATTGGTTTAGATATAGGTAGCGGAATGTCTGGTGGTTTAGATATAGGTAGCGGAATGTCTTCTGTATCTCCCCTTACTAGTTCTCTATATCTATCATTTCTCCTTTCATCCTTAACCCTCTGGCTAGCTAAAAATTCTTCTTGTGAAAGTGGAGGTACTACCGATCCTTGATTAAAACCCATAGGCGCATTTGGAGACTGCATTGGAGGAGCTTCAGTAGCTATCTGAGGTTCTTGAGGTTGCGGCTGTTGTTCTTCTCTTTGTTTTCTAATATCAAGACCTTTATTATTCCATTTTTCTAGTTTATCCAGACCGATAATATCTACCAGAACTTTAGGGATGACAGCTTCGCCATTAGAGATACGAATAGGGACTTTATTTTGTGGATCGTAGTCTTCAGGCATTTGTTTGCCGAGCGCCATAGCGATAGAATATGCATCACGAATTACCTCATTAATATCTGATATACCAACTAACTGTACTGCTTCAGCGTTAAGAACATAAGAACCGGACTCAACTTCCATATCTAGATCATCTTCGACTCCGGTTCCGCCATTAAAGGGAGCGGGAGCACCATCGGGATCAGACACAATACCCATAGGAACATTGCCCACTTCCATAGTCGTATCTGCATCAAGAGCCTCCCCACCTGTTTGAAGGTGCTGTATAAAGGATAATACTTGTCCTCCTTTATCAAAAGGAACATTACTCATTTCACCTTCAGGATCTTTCTCCATTTCTTTCCGTTGTTCTTCAACAAGTTTTCTTGCTCGTTCATATTCTGAAGGAGGCCGTCCTAATTCTCTACGCCGATTCTCTGCCCAATTAGGATTAGGATCAGGAGGACCGTACTTATCTAACAATTGTTGTTCAACAAGTTTTTTTGCTTGTAGGAATTCTGGAACTAGCTGAGAATCATTTGGATCTTTAAGTCGATAATCTGGAAAATGATAATCATCAACTACATCTTCAGGTACATCTTCTTGAATACTGTTAAGATTTTCTTCAATAGACTTCTGATCTTCTTTAGGGAACATACCCTCAGTAAGCTTTAGAAAATAATTTATAGGACTAAGTTCTTTATTCATTATATTTATCTTGCCTTTTTAGTATATCATCATTTGCTAAAGTAGACTTAACCACGTCTCTGAGGTTCTTGATCGTTTCCAGTGAAGCCAGCTTCCCCTGCAATCGGCGGAACTCCAACTCCGATGTTTCCACCCCCAACGCCTGATGCGTCCATTGGATTTGCTCCAACAGGTACTCCTCCAGGGGCTCCCATACCTCCGGGTCGTGAACTAGCGAGTGGAGCTTCCGGGCTATTTGTGGGTTCATTTAGACCTCTCAATATATCTGCAAACACTGCGGCTTCAGCCGTATCATTAACAAGCTGATCAGGATCTATATCCTGAGAAATTGCAAGCTCTTTTATAAGATTTGGAATTTTGATAAAAGGAGCTAGAAGCGGATTAGCAATAGTTTGTAATAGAGTTACAAGTCGCTGGGTACGCACTTCCTTCTGCATAACCGATGCAACACCCCTAGGTTTAATCTCAAGATCACCTATAATTTCAGCATCATCATCATTGAATTGCATATTCCATTGAAAGAAAGATTCTCCCAAAGGTCTTAATAGATAGTCATCGATATTTTTAATAACAGTTTTAATTGAGAGTCCTGCTGATCCCATAATCATAGATAGGCCAGCAGCAGTACGACCAGTTCCTGTTACACCCGTCTGTCCATGAGAGATAGAGGGTATTCCTGTTTCTTCATCTGCAAGCTGTCGAGCAGCCTGATACATCTGAAGATTCTCAGGGGCTGTATTAGGAAATTTAAGACCATTTACAGCAGTTCCAGTAACACCTGATTGCCGTCTAAAGATTTTACCCGGATAGACTTCCATGTTCTGTCCGGGTACAAGTTGTGTCTCGTCTATATCAAATACCATATTACCAGCAAGAGCCAGATTGTCAATAGCCATTCTCATGTGACCATTCATAAGAAGCTGGGCATCTTCCATATTCTCTGCTACACCTACACCAAAGAACTGATAAGGATTCAGTTCATACGGGAAAGCTTGGAAGGGAATACGGGCTGGTATAAAGGGATTAAGTACGCAGCGTATAATTTTATTATTAACTACCCATGCATTAATCTGTACAGAATCCATATGAGTAATACTATTGGGTAATTCAAGACCAATCTCTCGTGCTAGGTATAGATCCAGAGTACCCCAGTATTCAAATACTTCATATCTATTCTCTGCATAGAGAGGGTCTTCATCTTCTGAAT